AAATTTCTGTCAAGTATATCATTTATACTATCATCATCCTTCAACTGATCGACTATTGTAGAATGCTTAGCTTTTGAATACTTATCCGTAAATAAGATTTCACTATATGGATTTTCAAATATTAATAAATTACCCTTATCATCTCTAATAGAATCTTTATTGTTTTCTTCGTAATCATCTATGTAAGCTTGTCTAACTTGAAGATACTCATCTTCATCTGCTGAGATTAAATTTTGATAAAATACTAAATCATTTAGTTCGTCTACTTTATAAGGCATTTTTTATCTCACAACTTTAAATACAAAATCATCATCATAGTATTGTATAGTTTCATCAACTGTATTACTTCCACTAATCACTTTAAATTCAAATTTATAATACCTTTCCGATTGTAAACCATTCATCCAAAGATTAAAATAGTTTCCTGTTGAATCACAACTTACCATTGAGCCTGTACCATAAGGTATAATAACATCTTCAGTTTGAGTGTCTCTTACTGAGTAGTAAGTTCCATCGCCACCTATATTTTCTACACTTCCGCTTGGTAAATATTTTGCTGTTAAATATTCTGAAGCAGTATTGGAATAAGATTTAGTTGGGTATCTTCCTCTACCAACAATTCTAAACTTTACTTTTGATTTCTCTTTGTATTCAGGTCTTAAAGATTTCATATAAAAAACTAAATCTTCTAATTCTGTTGATGATAACGCTGATAAAGATCCTGTACTCCATTTCGTATCAAACCATTCAATTTCTAATTTTGGTGGATATATTGTATGAGTTTGTCTTGAAAAGAATTTAAAATTACCTAATCTATCCGTGCTTCCTTCGTCTGTGTTTGTATCTTGATTTTCATAACTACCACTTCTTTTAACAATAAATCCCTCATTTGGATGTGTTCCATCTAACCATTTATTAACAATAGGAGTTACATCCATTCTCATATCAGATGTCTCATATTGAAAAGACTGAGAACCAAATGAAGAAGTATACCAAGCACCACCTTCGTTTTCTCCTGAAGAGCCACTCCAAAATGTTTTCTGAGTTAACCCATCTCTATACTTCCAACTAGCTCCTTCTTTAGTTATAGGATCGTCATGTGCAGTTCCTTGTCCTTCAAGCCAACTACCACTTATAGGATAAGCGTATAGAGATTGAGATGTGCTTAGGTTTTGAGAGTTAGCATCATACATATTTAGATAGTATTTTGGATTTGTGATAGTTCCATTTACGATTGATTTTGAAACTTCATTCAAATCAAACTTCATTAAAATACGAGATACTCTTATATTACCACCTGAAGTGCTCATATCTTTTCTGACTTCTAGTATTTGGTCTAACCCAGCATTTGAAGAACCACTTGCTTGATAAATAGTTGTGTCTATATCAGAAAAAATAAAATAATTCATTAGTTACCTCCAGCTGAATCACCAACAACTCTTCCTTGAATGTCAGATGAAAATTTTAGTTCAAAACAACTTGGGTCTAAAGATGGAAAAATAATTCCCTCTTTAGTTGCAGCATTTATATCATAAAGGTTTCCAGAATAACCATCAGATTCTTTATACTTATTAGTTATCGAAACTGGAAGATTATTGGGATTGTTACTTTCTGGTGGAACTACAGCTGATACACCTTCTACTAATGACAATTTGTAAGCTAAATCAGCTAACACTATTGGTTGTCCAATCTGCCACTTATCGATATCAAAGAATGATTGTACTTCTTGTATAGCTCTTAGAACTACTTCTTCTTTATTATATCCCACTTTGGTTAGTAAATCAAAATCAACCCCTATATTTATCACAAAAGCATCTTTTATATTTACAGCATCCGTTACCATCCTAAATTGAGTCAAGTAAGTTTGAATATTCTCTTTGACTGCTTGATTAAGTGATGCTAATCTTTTACTAGAATCAAATCCTAAAACATATAAATTAAGAGCTAATGGATTTTCAATTCTATTAGTATCGTTTTGATTAACAGAGTTATTAGCATCCAATTGTGAATCTTGTACAATATAAGCTTTTGCTACATTACCATATTTTTGTGGTAAAGCATATACTCTTGTTATATAATCTTCTTTTGTTACCGCTCTTTGTTGTGCTTGAAAATAAGCTAATGTGTTATTTTTAACTTCAATAACACTTTCAGCTCCTCTACCACCAGCAGCAGGTAAGGGATTGTTTACAGCAACTGAATTTCTAGTGGAATTTACTAAGGTTGATGATAATCCCGTTTCATCTAAAACAACTCTTGAAGATTGTATAGCTCTAATACTATTTGATACGACATTATGTTCAACTCCACCCCCATGTCTGTACACAATTGTTAACTGAGTATTGGATGGTGCTTGTCCATATGCTTTAGTAGAAAGAAAATTAGAGGGATCAAGAGCTTGTCCTAATTTAGATGGAGAGCCCGGTAGAGAAGAACCCACTTCATCTGGATTTGGAACTATCTCCTCATCAGGACTATCCGATGTTCCTGCTCCAAATCTTAATTCTGTTTTACCATCCTCTCTAATAAATGTTGTAAATCTTCTTGATGTCTTTAAAAGTTTTAGTAGATATGGAGCTTGGTCTGAGTAAGTGTATAGTTGGTCATCATTCTTAGATGTATTCTCCATATCTGTAAATACGGTATCTTGAGCTAAGAAAGGAACTTCGTACCAACTATTACCATCAGTATCCGTACAAGAAATTATTTCGGTTACATTTGAATTAGCCAAAGCTATTCTTTTATACTTTTCAGAATTGTTAAATGTGAAAAATTCTGTGGTTATATCTCCACTAACAACCCTAATAGATTTTTTAAGTAAGTATGTTACAGGAACAACATTTGATTCATATATTGTAGTATCCTTTGGTTCGTAAATACTTTCAAAGCTAAAATTACAGTCTTCTTGTGTAGTAAAAACCACTCCTGTATTCGATGTTAGTTCCATACCTTCTTTAACAATTAAAGCGTAGTCTAAATCAGGAGAGGAAACAGTATCAGCTCCTGTTCCACTTACTGAAGCTGGAACAGTTTGATATACATCTAATGTTGCTGTTGATGGTGTAGCCAATTTAGGTTTGTAACCTAAAGACTGCGCCATATTATACACTGTTCTTTTTTCCTCAGCAAAAGCCAATAGACTTTCTTTAAATTGATTATCCACATAATAAGAAAGAACATCGCCTACATAAGATGCCATTTCAATAAACATCATACCTGGTGATGATTCATTAAAATCATTATACTCTCTTGGAAAATATATTTTAGAAAATTCAATTAAATTGTCTTTGAAAGACTTAAAATCTTTATTTAAATATCTAACTTCTTTTACTGATTTTTTAGGTGCAGAATAAGGCATTATCTATCTCCATTTATTCTTAGTTATTAGAATAACTTTTTGTATCAATTGTTAACTTTTCAACATTAGTTAAATCTGTATTCAAAGAAAAGTGTAATTCAATACCAACTAAGTTTTTAGTACTCTCAGAAAAATTAATATCAAGTTTTACAATATTTACAAAAGGTAAGAATTGACTTACAGAAGATCTAATTGACTCTTCTATTTTACTTTCGACATCTTCTTCTTGTTCAAATAAGACATTAATCAAATCCGACCCAAATTGTGGATTTCCAAGCCTCTCACCTTTTCTTGTTAATAAAAGATTTTTAATATTATATTTAGATTGTTCTACCGAAGTTTTCGTTCTGCTAAAAAAACCATCACGATTATGTTCTAATGGTAGCTTTAAGCCAATATAAACATCTTCATCTAAATCATTTTCTATTACACTCATTACTTATTGTCTCTCTTTTTTAAAGCTTTCATCACTCCACTGTAATCTTTTGTTAGATTACCCATTACATCTTGAACTGCTTTGTTTGATGTATCAGCCCCAGCTGCTTGAGCAGTTTGTATAGCAGCTACTTTTCTTCTACTTTCAGCATCACCCATCATATTTCCATAACCCATAGCCTCAGCCATTTTTGAACTATCAAAAGTTCCACCACCCATTGTTGGATATTCATCCATTTCTCCAGCATTAGCTGTTTCATTTAGAATGTCATTTAACACAGGATTTTTTGTATATGTAACTTTTTCTTTAGGTTTGGGTTTTCTTTTAGGTAGAACTTCTACGACGCTATCTTCTACTAAAGTAGTTTGCTTAGCCATAGACTTCATTCCTTCCTTTATAAATATCTCTCTAACCTCTTTTTGTACTTCCTGTCTAACTATTTCTTTAATTAAACTAACTAATTTTGATGTTTTAGCCATAACTAACTCCTTATTGTTTTATATAAATATACTAAGATAACATTTCTCTTCTTTCTTTCCTAATTCTTTTAGCTTCTTTTATTTCCTCTTTTAAGTTTTTTATTTTTGTGTTTGTATCTTCTATAAAATCTTCCAAATTCTCTAAAATTTTTGGAGCTACATTTAACTCCTTTGTAACATCTTCAAGCTCTTTTCCAACTTTACTAATTATTCCTTTCTGAACAAATGCGGAAGCAGCGGCTGCTGGATTTAATGATGAAGCTATAGTAGAAGCTTTTTCTGCAATTTCAGCAGCTTTTTTAGCTATGTCTATAGATTTTCGTGCATCTTCTGTAGTCTTAATTGTTTCATCGACTACCTCTTTAGATTTTTTAAATTTGGATATTAGATTATCAATTTCTTCAGTTTCTTTTCCAACATTTTCATTACCTGAACGAACTTGTTGTATTAATGAATCTACTTTACTATCTATTTCTTCACGCTTTTTATCAATTTCATTTTGTATAAGTTTTCTTAGTGCATCTGATGTCTTACTCATTTATAATCTCCTTATATTATGTGTAAGAATTTGTTGTAGAATCTGGTTCATAATATATTTCTCCCGCTTCACTATCTACTGTAACACTTTTGTCATTAGCTATTCTGACTTTATCACTTAAAACTGATAATATTTTTGGTTCTAAATTTTCCATATCTTTTTTAAACTCTGAAGCAGCTTTGGATATCTGTAATGGTCCTACATCATTAGAACTTATCTTATTAGCAAATTGTTTTAATGTAGAAAATAAAGGAACAAGTAACTCTGTCAATTCCTTTCCTTTAACCGCAGGATTCTGACTATCAGGATCTCCTAAATTTATAGTACCATCACCCTCAACTTCAATATTGACAGAAGTTCTTGAACTTAGGTTTATATTTCTGTTTGCTAACATATGAATATCACCATTTGATTTATTTATAGTACCATCACCCTTAGCATTAAAAACTAGCTTATCAGAATTTATAGTAACCATATTTCCATTCATTATATTGCCTATATTTGGAGGCCATGTTTTTGATGGAGCAGCTGGGAATAAAACTTCTCCTGGTTTCTGAGTTAATCCTGAAGTAATAAAAATTGAAAATGTGGAAAATTATCATTATCTTTTTTATTTTTATCCAAAAATTGTTTATTTGTTATTTTAATATCAGGATTTATAAATAGTTTATCACTACCAAATTTTATTGCTTGTCCAAATCTACCATTTAAAACTATATCTCCTTGTTCTCCTAATATTCCTCTATTATATTTAGTGCGTTGTTCTAATACTTCACCTTCTCCGGCTTCTCCTGCTACTCTGTTCATATTTACACTATTTCTTAAATTTAAAGGAAAATAGTAATAGTATTGTCCACCATGTTTAGCAACATTAACCACTTCTCCCTTTGTCGGGTATACTGTTATATGAGAAGAAAGTGGTTTGATATATTCGGCAATTTCGTCTCCTTTATTTTGACTATAAATAAATGTAGCCTTTATAGATCCAAAGTAAGAATAATCTATTACGTTCTCATTGTTAGAGTTATCTACAGTTGGAAAATCAGGATCATTAGGATTGACATAGACTTTTGTTACTATTGCTGGTTCTAATTCATAAAATTCAGAAATTTGGTCTACATTATCATTTATTATGCTGTATACATCATCGTAATTTGCGTATCCAGTTTTATCTACACGCCTATTTAGAATAGTTTTTGCTTTACGATATGCCATTAATTTTCAACTCTTTTTATGTCTTCTTCTATTTCATCTGAATGAGTCTGTAAATCTGTAGCAGCATCTTCTATTGCACCCATAAGTTGTTCTTTCTCAGCATCCGATAAACCGAACTCATCTTCTGAACCACCTTTGTTTTCAGCAGCTATAATTCTCTGAACGATAGCAGCTACTTTTACCAATTGGTCATCATTCTTTACATTGATTTCCAAATATTCCTTTAACATAGGGATAATCTGTACCGCAGTATCACCATCCTTTATAAAACCAACAACCTCTTTCATAAGAACTTCTAATTGAGTCTTATTTGTTTTGGTATTTTCGTATATATCTTTGAATAAACCAGATAATGATTTACCCTCAAATATTTCATAATCGTTTGCCATATTGTACCTCATTGATATTTATTGGAATTGTTGTTATATATAAATATTCAATTCTACAACTTTTGGTAAAAATACTAAAAGGCACAAAAAAAGGGAGTAAAAACTCCCTTTTTTATTAATCGTTAACTAACGAACCTGTGTGATTCACATCCACCATTCCATGTTTATCAAACTCATATTGTAATCTTTTGTTATACTTCTTCATAACATTGATTATGCGAGTTATATGTTGAGTGTTAGAACCTGTCATTTCTCTGATAAGGATGTATAGAGCTTTTTTATTAAAGTTTTCAATACTATCTTTTATACGAAAGATGTGTAATACCGAATCAGCAACTCTGATATCTTTATCCCTACGGAATATATTAGTTAGGTTAGCATCCCAAAACCTTTTTAATTCGTCTACAAATAAGACAGACTTTTCAGCAGTTTCACTTGTGGTATTCTCACCCATAAGATTTCTTTTGTAATCTAATACCTTCATCTCAGAATGTATTTTACCCATCTTATAGTTCTTATTGTTATTAAGGATAAGGTAGTTTTTAGCTACAATACTAAAGTAGGAAAACGCTTTACCTTTACCTTCTTTGAACTTATGCATATTCATTACTAAAAAAGATACAACTTCATGCTTTACCTCTATAGAACCAACATCGAAGTAGTAAAACTTAAATGTGTGAATAATATTTTCAGCTAACTTATCAAAAGCATCTCTGATATGTTCATTGTAAATTATATTTTTTAAACGAGCATCATCAGTATTATTATAACGGATAATTGCTTTTTCAGTTCCTTGATGAAAATAATAATTTTTACCTTTCTTTTTTCTTTTACGAGTTTTCTTAACTACTGGTTTTGGCTTAACTGGTTTAGTTTCTATACTTGATGTAACCGATGTTGTCATTATTGTTCTTCTCCTTTGAATCTATCTAATTGACTTACTGTTGTTTTAATTTGTTCAAATATTGTTCCTGTCTCATCATCTGCTTCAAATGAACCTCTGTAATCTATTAACTTTAAATCTGATTGAACTTTCTGAATAGTGCTTATAAAATCTTCTATCCAAGTTTCAAGTGACTCTAACTTTGTATTTAAGTTCCATATTACATAACAAGAAGTTACGAACAAAATAGTCATAAATACAAGACTTATTTCTAAAAACATTTATTTATCTCCGAATAATTCATCAAAAAGGTCTTGTGATTTTTCACTTAACTTTTCAGATGGTTTAGGTTTTTCTTCAGTAACAACTGCTTTCTTAAAATTGTTACTTACTTCCTCATCTGCTCGTTTCCATTCATCACCTTCAATGTGTGTTGCCATCATATCTGCTTGATGAAGTATGTACGCTATGTTAGATTTCAATGCCCAATCAGGATTGTAAGACATATAATATGTTTTGTTTGCTTCCTCATACATACCATCAGTTAAACGCAATCCGATGTATTCCCATTGTGACATTTGGATACCGAAATGATTTAAAAGAAAAATCGCTCTATCGGTAACCGACATATATTGAAGATTTGGATTGTGCTTGAATATAGAACCTTGATTCTTACGATGCCATTCGGAGTCTTGTGGGATATAATAGTCTTGATTTAAGTCACCAACCTTACCTAAGTCGTGATGAAGAGCGGCAAAGATAAGTTCTTCATCGGTGAAGTTAATCTCAGCACCATTAGACTCCCACAGCTTTTTGATTTGAATAGCGCAATCAGTTACGTGTAGTACATGCTCTACATAACCACCTACCATAGCGTTATGGTAATGTGCTTTACCACTAGCAGGTGCTATTGACATTCTATCTTCAAAGTAAGTATACATTGTTTTTAGTTTTCTAGCTCTATCTCCATCAAATGTATCCTCAATAAGTTTCATTAACTTATTCCAATTATCTACAATTTGTTGTTCTGTAAGTTGTTTCATTATAACCTCTCTTCTATTAAATCTATTATTGAATTATTATCCGTTACCGAATCAGCACTATAAACCACCCT